ACTACGGCCCGTAATGCACTGAAAGGCCCGAAAGGATACCCTTGCTGACGTGAAAGAGCGGACACCCGTTGACACTGTAACTTCATAATAGGACTGAAAAAATGGCTAATACTATTGACCAAGCCTTTATCAAGCAGTTTGAAACAGAAGTACATTTAGCGTATCAACGTATGGGGTCTAAGCTCCGTAACACAGTACGTTCTACAAATGTATCTGCTTCAGTTGCTCGTTTCCAAGTAATTGGAAAAGGCGTTGCTACTACTAAATCCCGCAACGGTAACGTAACACCAATGGAACTTGCTCACACTAACGTGGAAGCAACCATGGCTGACTTCTATGCACCAGAGTATATCGACAAACTTGATGAATTGAAGACTAACATCAATGAACGTCAAGCTGTTGCACAATCTGCTGCTGGAGCTTTAGGTCGCAAGACTGATGAGATACTCATTACTGCTATGGACGCTGGTGCTAACAGCACTCAAATCCATGACGCAAGTTCTGCTCTTGAAAAAGCTGATTTACTTTCATTGTTCCAAACATTTGGTTTAGGCGATATTCCAGAAGACGGACAGCGCTATCTTGCTATGTCACCTGCTGGCTTTGCTGACTTGTTTGCAATTACTGAGTTTGCTTCTTCGGACTTCGTTGGTCCACAGAACCTTCCGTTTGCTGGCGGCATGACAATGAAAGAGTTCTTGGGCTTCAAGATCTTCTCAACGTCTGCTGTAGCTGGTGGTAAAAACTTTGCATACCACACATCCGCAGTTGGCCTTGGCATTAACTCCGATGTGTCGACTGAAGTTAACTATGTGGCAGAAAAAGTCTCACACCTCGCAACCTCTATGATGTCCATGGGCGCTATCGTTATTGACGATGATGGTGTTTATGAAGTCTTAGACAACAACTAAGGAGACTGAATAATGGCTTATACAGCATCTAGCCTCATCCGTATTGGCGGTGGTTCTGGTCAAGCATTTTGGTATTACACCAGTGCAGACAGCATCGCTGACGCAAATACTGCTGGGTATTTCAACGCTGCCGCAGGCATGTTGAACATCAACGATGTAATCATGACTGTAACATCTACTGCGGGAACGCCTGTTATTACTCATGCTTATGTTAATGCAAACAATGGTTCGACTGTTGATATTACTAACGGCGTTGTCGTTACTAATACTGATAGCGATTAAATAGAGCGGGGGGTTTCGGCCCCCCGACTTTCATATGCCAGATGTAGCAAACACACCCGTCAAGATTTGTTCTCGCGCTTCATTGCTTATCGGCGGTGAGGCGATTCAATCATTTGACGATGGCACTGCGGAAGCAACTATTTGTGACGCAATGTATGAAGACATGGCACGATCAGCCTTAACCAACTCTCGTTGGCGATTTGCAACAGATCAATCTGTGTTAAACCAATTGTCCGAAACCCCAACAGGTCGCTTTAAGGTTGCCCACCAACTCCCTTCTGAATCAATTATGCTTATAGCTGTTACCATAAATGGCTTTAACATTAAGTATGACACCTATGGCTCTAAGGTATTTAGCGACTCAGATGCTAATGACACTCTAGTCGCTGATTATGTGTTTCGCGCAAATGAGGTTAATTGGCCTCCATACTTTGTTACCGCTGTTCAGTATATGATGGCTGGTGTGCTTGCTGTATCTGCCGCACGGGACTCTCAGCTTGCTTCTCTCATGGAGCAAAAAGCTAATTTTCAAATGACTCAAGCTCGACGTTTACATTCCCAGACACAGACAACACGCAAGCTAGATACATCAAGGTTTATTGCTGAAAGGCGAAGCTAATGCAGAAAGTTAGAGTACCAGTAAGTAGCTTTCAGTTTGGCGAAGTTAGCGATTCCCTTCAGAGCCGAAACGATACCCCAATTCTTGCATCCTCTGCTAGTAGAGTAGAGAATTTTGTAGTAATGGGCGAAGGTTCTTTGAAGAAACGCCACGGCTTAAAGCATATTTATAGCTACAGTCTAACTTATGATGCAAACAACAAGAACCAATCTTTCCTTGCATCCTTTGTGTTTGACGACAACGAGCAATATGTTGTTTCAATTGAGCACGCAAAGCTTCGTTTCTTTAGGTTACTTACTAACGGCACGATTAGCTTGGTTGATACTGTAACGGCAGATGTAAGTTCAGCTGCGCTTCCGTTCAACAAGACTTACATCAACGAATATACCTACGCTCAGTATGGTGATGTAATGTTTATATGTCACCCGCTGTTTGCACCGCGTGTAATTACAAGGACTAGCCTTACAAACTTTGACGTAAGTACCTTTACTTTTGATGCTCGTGCTGATGGGCATAAAATCTATCAACCTTACTATGACTTTCAGCCTCAAGGTGTAACCCTTGACCCATCTAAAACAACTGGCACTGGCGCAACTTTAGTTACAAGTGCAGCCTATTGGACTTCGGATCACGTTGGCACAACAATTAAGTATCACGATTCAGAAATTCTAATTACCGCTGTTGGCTCTGCAACGTCTGCTACTGGCAATGTTATAGACAAATTAAAGATCAGGCTTGCTATACTTAACCCATTCAGAAGCATTGACGGTGACGCAACAGTAGAGGTTACGCATCTTGAACACGGCTTTGCTGGTGGAGAGACTATAACTGTTGAAGAGGCATCTGCCTTTGGCGGAATAGCCTCTGGCAATTTAAATGGCTCAAGGACAGTTGGCGTTATTATTGACGACAATACCTATACCTTTGAGGCTGGGGGCGCAGCAAACACTTCTGAAGACGGCGGTGGTTATGTAAAACTTGTGACTCACGCCGCTACCCTTGATTGGACGGAACAGGCTTTCTCTGCTGTTCGCGGATACCCTGCATCTGTTTGTTTCCATGAAAACAGATTGGTGTTTGCTGGAACATTAGCGCAGCCAGATACTCTTTGGTTTAGTAAGATTGGTGACTTCTTTAACTTTGATGTTGATGAAGCCGCTGACAATGACTCCTTCGATCTCACCGCATCAACAGGTCAAGTCAATGAGATTAGATACATGATATCCAATCGTGACTTACAAGTTTTTACAGCGTCTGGGGAATTGTACATTCCAACCTACTTGAATCAAGCAATCACTCCGACTAACGCTCAGATTAGAAAGCAGACACCATACGGCTCTCAGTTTGTCCAGCCAGCGTCTATAGACGGCGGTACAGTCTTTGTTCAGCATGATGGTTACGCTGTTAGGGAATACCTCTACACTGACGGAGAGGACGCCTACACGGCTGCTTCGGTGTCTACGCTATCCTCGCACCTAATTGACGACCCGCAATCTATGGCGGTCGTACACTCAGGCTTTAGACTACCTGACTCTTACGCATTCTTTGTGTCTGGAGGTGGGGACGCAGTTTTGTTTTCATCAAACAGAGCAGAGAAAAGAGCGTCTTGGACTAGGGTAACAACTAGCGGAAGGTTTGCTGGAACAGTTGCTATTCACAACAGATTGTTTGCTAATGTCTATGACTCTTACAACAAGTTGCAGCTTTGCGAATTTGAAGGAGACATAGGCTTAGATATGTATCTATATAAAGCGATCTCTAACAACTTAGTTGATGTAAGCGATCTGTATAACAACAATGAAGTCGTCGATCTTATAGCCATAAATGGTACAATTCAGTCCTATCTGGGTACATTTACAGTAAACTCTGATGAAAAAATTAGTCTTGCATCCTACACTGGGCTTGGCTTTACCCACGCTTATGTAGGTAAGTCTTTTACCTCTAAGATCATAACAAATCCAATTGATGTAGGGTCAGGAAATGGGCCTGCTACTGGAAGTATCCGTGGCGTTGCCAATGTAATCTTAGACTTAAAAGACGCTAGATCATTTAAAGTAAACAGCAGGGCGTTTACTAATGACACAAGCTTCACAGGTAAAAAAGAAGTGCGTATCTTGGGACACAGCCGTGACCCTAGAATTACTATTGAACAAAACGACCCACTGCCGCTTCAAGTAAACGGCTTAATAGCGGAGCTTATAATATAATGTATGAACTACTTGCATTAGCCGCTGCGGGAGTTTCCGCTTACGGGCAGGCTCAAGCTGGCGAAGCCTCTAAGCAAGAGGCTGATCTTAACGTATTTCGTTTTGGGGCAGAAGATACACTAAATAAAGCAGAAGCAATTCAAGTTGCTAACGCAAGAAAGAAAGAGTTCGACTTTGCGGAGTCTACAGTTATAGCCACGTTAGCCGCAACTGGCAGAACTATGAGTGGAAGCACTGTTGCTCAGATTCTTGAAAGAGAAAGAGAAACTGTTTTTAAAGATTTAGGTAGGATACAAACGCAAGCAAACCTTTCTTCTCTTAAAACGGACATGGAAAAACTTGCTGAATCTAGGCGAGGTAGAAATGTTAAGAGGGCATCACTGTTTAATGCTGCCGCAACAGCAGTCGGCGGCGTAAGTGCCTATGGCAGAACTAGAACTGGAACACCTTAAATGGCTGTAGTGCGTCAACAAACACAAGTTTTTAATAAACCTATTGGGGTGGTTCGGGCAAACGCTGGGGCATCTCAAGTAGGAGAAGCAGTCTCTAGGCTAGCTGGAACTATAGCTGAAGAAGGTTTTAGGTACGCTGGCGAAAGAGCCGAGGCTATCGGTAAGAAGGCTGGTTTGTCACAAAGCATTGATCAAGTTATATCAATTGATCCTATAACAAATATGCCTGTTGGTTATGAAGCCCCTCCATCCTTTGGAACGATTGCTACTAACGCATACCAAAATATGATTGATCAAAGATTTCAAGGCTCAATTCAATCTGAGCTTGAAAGAAAGGGAGCGGAGTTTGCAGCATCATCTTCTACGGCTAATCAATACAAAACTCGCCTTTCTAATTACGTTGAGAGTATGTTTAATGCAGAAGGTGAAGCAACACCTTACAGCCAATACATTACTGAAGCGGGTACTGCATATGTCGCTAGTACATACTCAACCCTTGCTAAGAATGAGGCTGAAGCTACACGTAAAAAATTAATACTATCTCGAAAGGTTGCTTCTTTTGAAGGAGAGCAAAACCTTAAAAATCTTATCCTTGCTGGGGCTAGCAGTTACCGTATATCCGATGAAATTGCAAAGCAGCTTGAAGATAACCAAAATTTATTTGACGTTGGCGGAAGGACATTTAAAGAGTACACCGCTACGATTGAGCGAGTCCAAGGTCTTAACTCTATGTATGCGAATAATGAGCTTGCTGGTATATACTCAGGGCTTACCGAGATTCAACAGGAAAGGTTTAAGATAGGTTTGCAAGAGCCTTCCGTAATGAACGAGCTTGCTAAAGAGTTAAGTATTTCCAACCTTCCTAGCCTTGTTATTGACGCGAAAACCACAACAAACTTACCAACTCTAGTTGCTGGAATTGAGTCATTTAGCAGTCGTGTTGAAAAGTACAAAGGACTAGAAGCCTCTGTAATAGTTGACGATCTTACCAAAAAGATAACGCCAATGTTAACAATGAGCGGGGTTGAAACCCTTTTAAAAGATGTAGACCCAAACCTTAAAGGTCAGGTTCGTGAAGAACTTTTATTCTCTTGGATTACTAAAAGCTTAGATCAGGTCTCATTAACGTCTGACAGCATAGACATAATTACTAATGCTTTAAGAAACGAAAGTGGTGCTAATTACAAAGATGTAGCTGAACTTATTGGTGGGGATAATGGCAAAAGAATTTCTATTGAGTTAAGAGATATGAGCCAAACAGATAGAGAGACTTTAGCTAAAGGAATAGAAGACCGCAACGCGGCACTAGGAAGAATAGGATCTGCAGAGATTTTAGAAAATGAAGAACGATTAAGAAAAGTGACTCGCGTCTTAAGAGACGGAGATGATTTAGAAAATACATATAAAACTATTACTGAAAAAATTAAAAGCAACAAAAAAATAGGTGAGACAACAAGAGATACACTTTTAAATAACCTAAATGAAATATACGCAGATGAGAGTTTGCAACGCAGCCAGGAACTTTACCTTGGTCTTTCAGAACTTGAACGAATTAGTGGTTTGTTAGCAAACCCCGCAGGCAGTAAACTTCGTGATTTGTTTAAAAGTGAAAGACTTAAAGAAGCTTACGGGTTTTTAAAGTCTGCTTACGATCTGCAACCAGCCGCAACGGGATCGTTTATTGATGATAGGATGACTGCAATCCGGAATCAAAACCAAACAGAAATTGATGAAGTAAGAGCTTTAACAATAAAAAACAACATAGGCCAAGCGTCTAAAGAAGATGTGGAATGGTACGAAGGTCATAAGCTTGGAGATACTGTAATAATTGCATCTACAATGATGCAAAATATAACTGTTCGGAATACATTAAAGGACGGAGTAGTGCTTCCTAAAGTTGCAGATGCAATAGAAAATGCCTTAAACACCTTAGATGAAGAATCATTAAGGTCTGCTCTGGGAATTTTTGAGCAGTACACAGATACAACAAAGACAGTTATAAACTCTGGTACTGTTCCGTTAGACTTAATGAGAGAAAGCCTAAGTCCAAAAGCTTATGCCGAATATAGTTCTATTCTTTACTCAGCAAAAGAGCTTGGTATTGAGCCGTTAGCTGTTGCTATGCAGCTAAGAAATTACGATGGAAACATAGACGCGGATATTAAAAAAGATTTAGGACTTGGCGAAGGCTCAAACATCAACAAGTTGTTTGGAGAGATTAATATTAACCCTCTGTTTCGCAGGGAGATATTATCTATACTTAGAGTTCGCAAAGCTTATGACGCAAAGATAACTGAGGATACAGTTGAAACGGTCATTAAAAGTTACACCAAAGGAATGAGGTCAGACTCTAGGGTTATTGCTCCACAGGTTGGCGATAAAACTTTTTATGCAAGACGTCAGTATTTTGGCACTGAAGAAATCATAAGAAACAGAGAACAGCTTTTTGACGCAATGATTCAAACAGGGCAACATAATCACTTGTTAACTGGCGGAACTGCATTTGATGCTGGAGTTGCTCAAATGGGTCTTCTTTTTGGTGCAGAGCTTAGTCTTGGCATGAGGGCTGTAATGGAACAGGTAGGTATTGGTGGAGAATTAATTAATAGAGAGTTAGTAAGTGATAAGGTTAGAACTAGAGGCGGCTTAAGAATACTAAAAACTGAGCTTGCGTACCGTCCAGTTCGGCAAGCGTTTAATGAAGGTGAAGCTCGTTATGAAGTAGGTTATAAAACTGACCTTGGAACCTTTCAAGCGATTGAAATCAATGGTCAGCCTTGGATTTTAGAAAAAAACTACGCAACCGAAAAGCAATCAGGTTTAAGGTTTCAAGCCATTAATGCCCTTAATGTAGTTAATAACTCAGGGGGTACTATGGGTGAAAAGTCTGAAGCTTCAATCAGATATCTTTCTACCTTAGACCACATTACTGAAAAAATGTTTCTAGATAACTCTGAACTTCAAGGTAAGTTTGACAAGATTCTTGGGGTTGGTGAGTCAATTAAGTTATTTAGGATTCATCGAAAAACATATGAGGAATTAAACTAGTGACAGAGTTAAATGTACCTCCGTTTAAAGACTACAAAACGAATCCACTGCCGCCAGCAGACCTTAAGGTAAGCACTGGATCTACTCTTGGCTCTCAATACGGAAACATTTTTAACCCTATTGGCGAAGGTCTTTCTTTTTATGGAGGCTCTCAATCTCCTTATGATTCTCAATCTATACAAAATGTTGAGGATTTAATTAAAGAATCTAACTTTTCTAAAGATGATGCCATTTACCTTAGAACCTACGGCATAGGATCAAATGATAATCTGCAGGCTGCTCTTTCCTATGTAAGAAAGAGGTCTGAAACTAGGGAGGTGTTAGCTCAATCTTCTGGTGCTTCTCTTTTTCTAACAGATCCATCTTTGCTTGCTTCGGTGTTTATTCCTTATTTTGGTGTAGCTGCGCTTGGAAGGACAAGATCACTTTTAAATAATTTAACTTCTTCCTCTGCTCTCAGCCAAGCAGTAAGTGCAAAAGAGATATTACGCATTGGACCAACTAGGGTTAGAGTTGGTCAATTGGGTCAGTTTGACGATGCAATTACTGGTGTTGCAAATTCATATGATGCCAAAGGTTTAGCTAAACTTGGTGCGCTTGATGCAGCAGTTGTTGATGGTAGCGTTTCTACTATTCAAGCAATGACGGAAATAAGCGAAGGCAAAGACCCTATACAGCAAATAGCAAGTGCTGCTTTATTTACTGCTGCATCTACTGCTGTTGGCGGAATGATGGGGTATGGGTTTGGCTCTTTGTTGGTTAGACCAAAAAACGGAAAGGTCAGAACTCAAGCTTTTAACGATGGCTACAAGCGTTATCTTAACAGTATTTCTGAAAAGCCGCCTCAAACTGAAGACGGAATTTCGCTTGCTGGAGGATGGTTTAACGATTCTTGGTTTATGAAGGCTGTACCTACAGTTATTCGGACTACAATTAGAGATAAGAATCTTCCCAAATTTGCTAAGATGGACATGCTTTTATTGGGCGGTGATAACGGTATGCCCTTAGCCATGAATCAAATGGGAGAAAGCGTAGGGTCTTCTACGTTTATAAAAACAGCAAGACGTCAAGGGGATTGGTTTAAAGCCCTTGATGTTATTAATACTAACTACCGAGAAATAAGTCCTAGAGGCGCAGCGCAGATATTTAATGTTCCTGTGGGCGAGTACGTTGAAAGAGTGCGCCGTAAGCTAGGTAAGGACAGCTTTGCTCCAGACGAATGGTACAATCACATTGGTGTTTTGATGATTGATGAAGTTCCATTTGATAAAATGACGCCACAAGAGGCTGCTTCAGTGCAAGCTGCTAGAACATTTTTTGATAAATATGGCGTAGAGCTAGAGCAAGTTGGTTTAATAAACTCAAGAGATTTGTTTGATACAACATTTAACAAAGCAAACGCAAACGTCTCTAGGCTTGAAAGCTTAACTGAAAACATTATTGAACAGAACCAAAGGTGGATGAGGCCACAGTTAGATTCTGCTGTTGTAAAGATTGAAGCAGTAAATAAAAAGCTTAGATCACTTGGTAAAATTGCTTCAACACGTGGACTTACCAATAAACAAGTAAAGTTCCAAGCATCGCTTGAAAAGCAGCTTGTTGGGTTGCAAGAGGTTGCTGAGAAATTTGACAATTACTTTATTAGAATTGATTCCGCACGTAACGTAGATGATCTAGCTGCTATGTTTAATGATTTAGATCTTACTGAAGACATGCGTTTTGCCTTAGGTAAAGCAGGGGATGATCTTGCTCTTGCAAGAGCTAGAGTAATCAACGCAAAAGAAATGATTGATCGCGCACCGCCAACGGCTAGTCAAAATAGTTATCTTACACGTATTTTTAATCGCAGAAAGATTGTAGGAGAGCGTGAGGCGTTTCGCAAAATTCTAATTGATTGGTTTAGAGCTAACCCCGAACAAATCAGCAGGGGTGATGATGGTTTATTTAAAATAGACACTCTTCCAGTAGACGATGCTTCTCTCATTGCAAGAGCAGACAGAACAATTGACAACATTCTTGGAGAAACAGACGAAGACGCTGTTGATGCTATCTTTACGGGCATTGGGAAGAGCGGCCCTCTTGTTTCAAGGCGTCTTAATATACCGAACAAACTTATAAAAGACTTTATTGTTACTGACATTAAAGAAGTAATGATTGCTTACACCAATAGGGTTGCCCCAAAAATCGAGTACCATAAACAGTTTAGAAATCCTAAAAATGGCAGGCTTATGTCACTTGAAGACCGTATGGATTACTACCGTAAAAGGTTAACTGAAGAAGGCGTTAATGAAAAAACTATAGATGAGTACATTAAGAACTTTGTTGCAACCTACGATCAGGTGGTAGGCACAACCTTAAAAAGGCCAGATGCTATTGACACTAAAGTTGCTGAATTTTTAAGAACAGCAACAAGTTGGACTTTTTTAGGCGGGTCAGGCACGGCGGCTCTTGGTGATGCTGCATCTATTTTTATGGATCATGAGCTTAATGTAATTGGTAAATCTTTTTTAGGAATGATGGACGACTTGTCTCTTAATATGTCTACAAGAGAATTGCAGTTAGCAGGGGAAGCTTTAGAGATTGTTCGTGGCACAACGCATCTTAAATATCTTGAAAGCTTAACTAATGATGCTTATAGCAAGACGCTTCCAGATAAATTAAACAATGCTTTTTACATCATGAATGGCCTTGCTCCCGTAACTGTTGCTATTAAATCTATGGACGGTTTGCTTCGCGGTCACACTATTATTGAAGCCTCAACTCGTTTAGTTAATGGAACTGCAAGTAAGTTTGAACGAGAGTTTCTTGCAAGGTATAATATTAATGAAGAACTTGCTCGTAGGATTTCTAAATCTCCATATAAGAAGAGCCAAGGCGAACTTTTTCTTCCTAACACTGAGGCTTGGACGGATGATGTTGCAGTAAATGCGTTTAGAGAAGCCTTAGCCTCAGGTGTTATTAACAGGGTTATTATGGGTACCCCTGCTGACAAACCATTAATGATGAGTGGTGTTGCTTACGTTCCTGACAGCATTGCGAAATTTCTTCCATTTGATTTACCTGTTGACCCAAGGATTCAAGGTTATCGCAGAGTTGAAAGCGGTTTACTTGCGCTGCCGTTTACTTTTTACAGCTACACAATGGGTGCTTTAAGTAAGATTACGGGCAACTACGCATCTGGTTCCGTTAGAAACAAAGCTGCACATACTGCGGTTGCTCTTGGCCTTGGTTACGCAATTGTTAAAAGCCGCACTCCTAGCTGGGCTTGGGACGACATGGATACAGAAGATAAGATTATGAGATCTTTTGACTTCTCTGGCCTTGCTGCAATTTACAGCGATATGACTTATCGGGCTATTGCTATGGCAAACGAAATGGGAGTTGAAAGCGGTTTTCCAATTCAACCTAAGTTTGATGCTGGAACTGATCCTTTAGGAGCAGCGGTATCTCTTGGTGGTGCGCCTGCTGATTGGAGCTATGAAGTGTTAAGCGCTATAAAGCAGATGCTCGATGGTGATGTTCAAGACGGCGCTAAAAGTTTAATTAGAATGATGCCTCTTATAGATACTTTAGCAACTGGTGACGTTATTAAAGATGCAGCCACAGGTTTAGTCGGCAATCTCCCTAACAGGCAGTAATTTGTCCTAGTTAATTTGTACGTTGATAAAAGCTTACTCTCCGTGAGATAACAGGAAAAAGAGGATGGATAAACATGACGATTGATATCTCAAACAATGCCGCTAGAGTTACTTACTCTTTAGGAGCTGGTTCATCGCAACAAGCGTTTACTGTTTCATTTGAGTTCTTTGAGGACTCTGACCTTAAGGTATATGTTGATAATACGTTAAAAAGTATTAGCACTCACTATGCGGTAAGCGGTGGAAGCGGATCAACTGGCACCGTTACGTTTGGCAGTGCATTAACTGGCATAACTGGTGGGTCTAAGATTACTATTACTCGCGCTACTGTAATAGAGCGCACTAGTGACTTTTCTTCTGGCGCTGATATTAATAGAGCCGCATTAAACACACAGCTTGATACGATTACCGCTATAGCCGCTGACAATCGTGATCGTATTAATCGCACAATGACTG